CACTTACAATAGGAACTGTATAATCTAATTTATGTCAGTTATTGATAGAGTTAAATCTCATTTTGAAACTCTTAAAACTATCACTATTGAGGTAGAAGAATGGAAAGACGAACATGGAAATGTTAGTGTATTCTATTCAGAGCCATTAACCCTTGAAGAAAAAAACATTATCTTTAAAAAGTCTAATAACTTTCAAGACTTAACTGTTTTGGTTGATTTACTGTTAATGAAACTAAAAATGAAAGATGATAAAGGCGAATTAGTTAAAGCCTTTAGTCCAGAAGATAAATTTGCTTTAAGAAAAAAAGCAGACTCCAATGTTATATCTAGTATAGCTAATCAAATTCTTGCAGACTCTAATTACGAGGAAGCCGAAAAAAAGTAGATAGCGACCCTGATACTAGGTCGCTTTTATTTGTAGCAGATAGACTTCACATCACAATTCAACAAGTATTAGATATGCCAGTAAGCCATTATAATTTATGGTTAGCTTACTTGAAAAAAGAGCAAGATGGGTATAAAAAGAAACAATCATTAGAACAATCAAGGAATTTTAAATAATGGCACAAAGACTCAAAATAGATATTGTAGCAAAAGATAAATCTACACAAGCATTAAACAATGTTCAGAGCAACTTATCTAAAGTTAAAGGTGCAATATTTAATCTTCAAAATGCTTTTATTGGTTTAGGTGCTGGACTTGCTCTTAGATCATTAATTAATACTGGAAAAGAAGTAGAAGGTTTAAAAGTTAGATTAAAATTTTTATTTGGTACTGTTAAAGAAGGAAATAAAGCATTTCAAGAAATGACAAAGTTTGCTGGTCAAGTTCCTTTTTCACTAGAAGAAATCCAAAGAGGTGCTGGTGTACTAGCTGTTGTATCTAAAGACGCAGAAGAATTAGCTAAATTAATGAAAATTACTGGTAATGCTGCTGCTGTAACTGGATTGGATTTTAAAACAACTGCTGAACAAATACAAAGATCATTAAGTGCTGGTATTAGTGCTGCTGATCTATTTAGAGATAAAGGTGTTAAAGGTATGTTAGGCTTTAAAGCTGGTGCAGTAGTATCAATAAAAGAAACTGCTGATGCTTTTGATAAATTTTTTGGAGAGGGTGGAGAAATGGGTAATGCAGCAAATGCTTTAGCAAATACTCTTGAAGGAACTCAATCAATGATTGGAGATACATTTTTACAATTTAAATTCGCAATATTAAATTCAGGATTCTTTGATGAATTAAAAAAACAATTTAGTTCATTAGATACTTTTTTAAAAGACAATATGGACACCATTAAACAATTAGGAAAAAGTATAGGAGAAAGTTTAGCAACTGGAGTTAGAGGAACTGTTGCAGTTTTAAAATTCTTTAAAGACAACATGACAGCTATTGTAGAAACAGTAAAAATATTAATAGCTTTTAAATTAGTTGCGTTTTTTTATAACTTAACTACTGCAATTAAAGGAACAAGTATTGCTATGGCTTTGTTTAATAAAATTACAAAGAAAAATATTCTTATAGGTGGTGCAGCTTTATTGATTTCACAGTTAGATAAAATCATTAAAAAAATAAAAGAATTAAGAGGATTAAATGGAGATGAAAAAGGAGATATTGGATTACCTGATGTAGGAACAACAGTATCAAAACCAATCCCAGAATCTACTTTTATGGATAAGTTATTACTTCAAGTAGAAATACTTAGAAATACTATGCAAACAACTAATGAAAATGAATTAAAAAACATGAAAGATGGTTTCTTTACTATTGGAGAAACTATTGCAAACTCTATGAATGAAGGTCTTAAAAAAGTATCAAAATCAATAGCAGAGTCAGTTATTCTAGGAAAAGATTTAGCAGAAACTTTTAAAAAGATGGCTCAACAAATATTAGTAAATATGTTGGCATACTTTATTGAGATGACAGCAAGATTATTAATAGATATTGCTATGCAAAAAAGAAAAACACAGGAAATGAGAGCACAAGAAAATTCATTAAAAAAACAAGTTGCACTTGCAGCTGTCCTTGCTTTTTTAACTGGTGGTGCTTCTATGGGTGGTGGCTTTAGTCCATTTAAAATGTTTGCTAAAGGTGGTGCAGTATCAAAAGGAGAACCGATTGTAGTTGGAGAAAATGGTGCAGAATTATTTGTACCTAACTCATCAGGACAAATTACACAATCAGCTAGAGGCACAGGTGGTGGTAATAGTGCGACAACAGTTAATTTTAATATCACAACAGTTGATGCTAAAGGGTTTGACCAGTTGCTAGTTGAAAGACGAGGAACTATATCAAGAATTATAAATGAATCAGTTAATGAGAAAGGTAGAGGTGCAGTAATATAATGTCAGGTGCTTTCCCAATATCTTCTGCTAAGTTTGAAACTTTAGGAATAAAGTCTATGCAAAATACTTTAATCTCTAAATCTGCTAGTGGTAAAAAATTCACAAGACAGATAGATGGTCAAAGATGGGCATTTACTGCAAATATTATTACTGCTAAACGATCAGATATTTATGGTCAGTTAATGGCATTTATAGTCAAACAAAGATCAGGCAAAGAAAACTTTACAATTATTCCACCAGAATTAGAAGATACTAGAGGAAACGAATCAGGAACACTTGCAGTTAATGGTAATCAATCTGCTGGAGATACTACTATTACAATAGATGGTTTTGTTGGTGATGGTGATGGAAGATTAAAAGCTGGTGATTTTATAAAGTTTGCTAGTCATACTAAAGTTTATATGGTTATTAATGATGTAACAAGTTCTAGTGGTGCTGCAACAGTTACAATAGAACCACCTTTAGTTGCTAATATTATTAATGATAGTACAGTAGTTTATAATAATGTTCCATTTACAGTTTATTTAGTAGGAGATGTACAGCAATTTGGTACAACTGGTGCTGATAAAGATGGTAACTTATATTATAAATTTGAGTTAGATGTTGAAGAAGCCTTATAGATGAAATATAAAGTCAAATATTGGATTAGTGTTGATTTTTTAGCAGAAGAAATAATCGAAGCTGATGATTTTAATACTCAATCTTTGAATCAAGGAAAATATAGCGACCCATCTAAAAATGCTAGTTATATTGTCAATGATGCTATAAAAATAACTAGAAGAACATTTGAGGAATATGACGAGAAACTTAACAACAACATTAAAGAATGAATTAGCAACTTATGTATTACGACCTATTCATCTTATATCTTTTGGATTTTCCACACCAGTTAATCTAACTGATTGCTCATTCCCATTAACAAGTTCAATTTCAGGAAGTTCTCTTACTTATACTCCATCAGCTTTTGTTCAAAATTTATCTGAATTTACAGAAGAAGTCGGTATTACTAAATCATCTTTAAGAATAGGTCTATCAGGTGTAGATCAAACTTATATATCTCTTTCTTTAAGTGAAAATGTTGTTAATGATTCTGTATCTATTTACAGAGGATTTTTAGATACTGATAACACAATAATTGCTGACCCATTCCTTTTATATGATGGACAAATAGATAAATTTGAAATCAATGAATCTAAAACAACATCAGATATAATTTACACAGTAGTTTCTCATTGGGCAGACTTTGAAAAAAAGAATGGCAGAAAAACAAATCCCACTTCACAACAAAGATTTTTTAGTACAGATGTTGGAATGGAATTTGCATCAGAAACAGTACAAGATGTAAAATGGGGTAGAGAATAATGGAAATAAGACAATGGCAAAGAAAAGACTTTCCACAAATGATAGAAATTGGAGATAAGATGCACAAAGAAGGTGGCTATCAAAAGCTATCTTATAACAGAGAAAAGTTAAAAAGATTTGCAGATGTTTTAATTGATAAACCAGAAAAAGCTATGGGGTTTGTTGCAGTAGAAGGTGATGTAGTAATTGGAATGATGATTGTTCATTTAAGTAGATATTTTTTTGGAGATGATTTATTTTGTTTTGATTTATTGTTATATGTTACTCCAGAAAAAAGAAAAAGTATTAAAGTTCCTATTAGACTTATTAATGCTTCAACAGATTGGGCTAGAGAAAAAGGTTGTAAAGAATTTAGACCAGGTTCTAGTGTAGGAATTAAATCAGCTAAAGTAGAAAAACTTTATAATTTTATGAAGTTTGAAACAATAGGAAATGTATTTACAAAAAGGTTATAATTATGTGTCCAAATCCCATTGATATAATTGAAGATGCTATTGATTTTGTAGTTGATGTTGTAGTAGATGTCATAAGTTGGTTAATACCCACTCCTGAAATTCCTGATTTTGGAGTAGGAGAAGTTGATGATTATGCAACAGGAATTTTATTAAATAAACAATCAAATGACGCATCAATTCCTGTAGTTTATGGAGAAAGATTAATTGGTGGAACTAGAGTAATGTTACAAAGTTCTGGTGCAACCAATGAATTTTTATATATTTGTTTAGCAATTTCAGAAGGAGAAATTAGTGCAATAGATGAGATTAGAATAAACGATCAAACGGTTACATGGTCAGGAAGTTTAACAGATAACACTCAAAGAACAGTTGCTAGTAATGATGCTAATTTTTATAAAGCTGACCCAACAGTAGATGGTTCAAGTGCTGAATCATTAATTACAGTAGAACCTCATTTTGGTACTGATGGTCAATCAGCATCATCTTTACTTTCTTCATTAAGTAATTGGGGAAGCAATCATAAATTAAGTGGTATTTGTTATTTAGCATTAAAATTCAAATGGAATCAAGACGCATTTTCAGGAGTACCAAAAGTACAAGCATTAATTCAAGGAAAAAAAGTTGTAAGTTATAATTCAAGTCTAGTTGCACAAACAGCAGCTTACTCAACTAATCCAGCATGGTGTATGCTTGATTTTTTAACTAACGAAAGATATGGAAAAGGATTATCAACAACAGATATTAATTTACAAAGTTTTTATGATGCTTCACAAATTTGTGTAACACAAGTAACTCCTTATTCTGGTGGAAGTGATATAAATATATTTGAAACAAATGCTGTTTTAGATACTTCAAAAAAAGTTTTAGAAAATGTTAGAGAACTTATAAAAGGTTGCAGAGGTTATCTTCCTTATATTGGTGGTCAATATAATTTAGTTATTGAAACAACAGGCTCATCTACATTGTCATTAAACGAAGATGATGTATTTGGTGGAATTAAATTACAAAGTGAAAATAAAAACAATAAATATAATAGAGTTATTGTATCATTTATTAATCCAGATCGTAACTATCAAGTTGATGAAGTTCAATTTCCTCAAATAGATGATAGTGGTTATGCAACAGAAGATAAACACGCAACTATGAAAGCTGCTGATGGTGGTTTCTTACTTGAAGGAAGATATGATTTTAAAACAATTACAAGTCCATATCAAGCAGAAGAAATGGCAGAAGTTATTTTAAGAAGATCAAGAAGTGCAAAAACATTATCAATAAATGCTAGTGCAAAAGCCTATGATATAACCATAGGAGATATTATTGACGTTACCCATTCTTCTTTAGGTTATTCAAGTAAATTATTTAGAGTAGTTGGTCAAACATTTAATCAAGACTTTACAGTAGGATTAAGTTTAATTGAACATTCAGATGCTTTTTATACTTGGGCTACAAAAACTGTACAACCATCAGTACCAGCAACTAATTTACCTAATCCATTTAATATCACAGCACCAAGTAGTGTTACATTAGACGATCAATTAATTGAATATAATGATGGAACTGTAATTGTTGCACTAGATATTTTAATAGGTGCTAGTGCAGATAGTTTTGTTAGTTATTATCAAGTTGAATATAAATTATCTACTGAATCTGATTATAAAATTCATGCACAAGGTACAGGATTAAATCAAAGAGTTCTTAATGTAATTGACCAAAAGATTTATAATGTAAGAGTTAAGGCAGTTAATAGTTTTGGAGTATCATCAACTTATGTAACAGCTACTAGAACTATTATTGGTGCTATTGAACCACCACAAGATGTTGAAGATTTTTCTTGTAATATTTTAGGACAAGAAGCACATTTATCATGGACACAAGTACCAGATTTAGATTTAGCATACTATCAAATT